GCCGTAGCCGGAGCAAGGGAAGAATATAGAGTTGCCGTTGATCTTAGAAGTGAACTTCATTCCTCTATAGCAATTAAGAGAACAGAACTCATGCGTACAATTTTCGTAAAGCTCAACGAAATTTTCTTTTGTTGGCATTCTCCATGGCTCACCGAGATTGGCTGTCGCTGCGTCATGCTCTGCGTCAATGTCAGAACGAAGTTTTGAACCAGGAGTGTTGTCGTAATCTCCGTAGAAGTCATAGTCAGTACCAAAAGCATGACCTTCTACATTACCCCAAGAGAAATACAAGCCAACATCTTCTGGTGATGTTGCGCCAACGTTACGGTCAGCCCAAAGTGTACCAGAAGGAAGGCCGAGGTCAATAGCCTGTGGCTGTGGGCCTGCCTTTTCTTGCATATTCTTTTTGTTACGCATAAAGTCAATGGCTTCTTGAGAAGACTTGTTGATACGCTCAAAAGCATTGAGCAAGAAATCTGTCTGATTATTGTTTGTCTGTTTCATAATAAAATCTTTATGTGAATTGTAATGTTCCTTTTACGTAAAGATTAGTTTTATAACTACCACTTTCGTGTTATAAGTACACCATCACCATGAACTTCGACCACATAATCACCCTTTTCCTGTGATTTGAGACGGCTGACCGTAGAGCGCACAACTTGCGATGCAATGAGCCGATTTGGACAAAATGTTGGCTGATTTACGGGAATTGCCAACAAAGTTTGCGTTACATCTGTAGATTTTACGATTTTTATTTGCTCCATAAATAAAATTTTGTTATATTTGCAACTGATTTCTAAAGGTCGATTAGTAGATGTGAATCCACTTCTTCGATTGCAAAGGTAGTTAAAAAACTAATTCGCAGAAAATATTTCAGCGATAAATCTACTTTTTGCCCAAAATTATAACATTGTTTAACACATTGTTATCATAGAATTATCTAACATCAAAAATAGGAGGTAGTGATGAAAGAGAAAGTAGAATCTGGGATAAAAAAAAGACTCCGAGACTGCCTGAAAGCGGTCGGAGTCAAGCCTTACGACAAAGAGCTTAATGCTCTTGGTCTTGATAAGGCCATGTTACAGAGTATGTGGCGCAACTCCACTGGTGATGTGCCAGGTCTGATCATTGAGCGTGTCTGTCAAAGATGGCCCGAAATCAGTACGGATTATCTCTGTTGTGGTATTGGCTCTCCTGTACGTGGAGAAGAAACTACTAAAATAAACTCAGATGTCGAGAAAGAGAAAATCGCTCTCAGTCTTGAGTTAGCTGACGTTCTCAAAAGGATCATTGACTTAAACAAATAA